TTTTCAAGTGTTGACCTACTTGGATAATCTGTATAGAAGCCTGTCGATATCCGAAGCTTAATATTCCGTGGTTTAAGTTTACGTTTGGTAAAGAAAGATAATAAATAATTCAAATAGTGATTGTATAAACTCGGCTTAGGACCTTGGAAAACTTTTTTCTCACCACCTATCGTTTCAACGAACAAATAAACATTCGCAAACTCCGATTGATACCTCTGATATTGGTCAAATATCTTAGCTAATAAAATGTTATCATTTGCAAAAATTGTATCTTGAAAAAACTCTACCGTTTGACTTAATAATGCATCTGTGATTTCTTGAATTGGGTTATCCATAATAGAACTCCTCTAAAAAATTTCAGCTTGGATTATTTTCCTTACTCTTTTTCTTGCAACCTCAACAAAGGCAGGATTTAGTTCAATACCAATAAAATTTCTACCTAACTTCTTTGCTACAACACAAGTTGTTCCAGTTCCACAAAAAGGGTCTAATACAATTCCATCTTTAGGACAGCCACATCTTATCATAGGTTCAACTAATCTTTCAGGGAAAATTGCAAAGTGTCCTTCTCTTTCTTCTCTTGCTAATTTTTCAGCTGAAGCTGCTGGAATTACCCAAAAGTCTTCAGGATTTTTCATTGGTATAATATTTTCTTTAAAAACCATTGTTTTAATTTTTTCTTGTAGCTTTTGAAAATTTTCTTTTGTATAACCTGCATAGTTATCTCTTATATTTTCTTGTGAATTATTTCTAAATAATCTTTCAATAGAACTCATTTTATAAGGTATTCTTACGCTATCTAAATCAAACCAATATTTTTGACTTTTTACTAACATAAAAACAGGTTCATAACTTCTTGTAAATCTATCTTTTACTGGCTCTGGCATATGATTTGGTTTATACCAAATAATTATATTTCGTAAAATCCAACCTTGTTCATCTATCATACGAATAATTAATCTAAAATTCTGAAGTGCAAGGCATTTTCCATTATAACAATCACCATGGTTCCAAAACATAACCCCACTTGGCTTTAAAACTCTTTTTAATTCATTTGTTATTTTCAAAAGCCTGCTTAAATATTCTTCTAATGTTTTTTCTAACCCAATTTGACCATTAGCACCATAATCTCTAAGCCCCCAGTAAGGAGGACTTGTTATTATACAATCCACAAAATTATCAGGCATTTGCTTTAAAATTTCTAATACATCTCCACAAATTATTTGATTAATCCATTTCTCCATTCAAACTCCCTCGCCGTTTTAATTCTTCAAGCACATCACCTTTTCGCTTAAGTATCTTCCAAACCTTTGGGTCAATCCCTTTTTTATCAATCAATCTCTGCAAATAAACTTTGTCCTCTTGCCCATACCGCCAAACTCTACTCAATGCTTGTTCATAAGTTCTCCATGCTAAAGGAAGACTGAGAAAAATAATATTCTTATACTTTGTTAAATTAATCCCTTCCGAAATACAATAGGTTGCCAAAATGGGTTTCTCCCCTTCTTTCAATGCATACTCTAAATCTCTCTTGTCTTGCCCCGTTAAAAAATAAACATTCTTCCTACCAAGCTTCTTTACTATATGTTGCAATGACTCAATAAAATAACTAAACACTACAGTCTGTGGATTATCAGTTATAAAATCAATTACATAATCGATCTTATCTTTCAGCAAAGCACTCTTTCTATACTCATATATAAATGCTTGTAAAATATTATCTCCATCAATTTGTTTATTCTTTTGTTCAATTAAATATCGTCCAGATGAAAAATACTTATCATCGTCTATCAAACTTGGCAACTCTACAATATCTGCACGCCTAACAAAATCAACATATCGCAAGACATATCGCTCAATAAATTTGTCCTTTATCCCAGGCAAAAAATCAATAATGTAATAAAACATTCCATCAATCCTAAAAAATGAATTCTTATATTGAGTAAACGATAATTGATTAAATGGATGGTCTGGTCGTAAAATTCGCAATTGGCTATAGTAATCTTCAGGTTTCTCAAATGGTGTTCCGCTTAGCATAACTTTATATGTCTTCGTAAATACTTTCATAACAAGTTTCGTAATCTGGGCTCGAATACTCTTTAGCTTATGTGCTTCATCAAAAATAATCAAATTCCAAAACGCTTTTTTCAATATCTTAGGATAATGCAATCGAAAACTATCATAGCTTACAATTTCAAAATTATTTAATTTGATACCCCATTTCTCAATCTCTTGATACCATACCTGTTTGACCGAAGCTGGACACATAATAAGCACATTCCGAAAATTCTCAGCTATCTTTAGTGCCGTTAAAGTCTTACCAGTTCCCGTTTCCCAAGCTAAATAAGAATAACCCTCAAACTTCTCTATCGCCTTCTGCTGATGCGGTAATAACATTATTAAGCACCTTTCATATCCTCAAGCAAATTATACAACTCTTCAGCAAGCTGTTCTAAATCTAACTCTCCCGTCTCTTCATACCCTTCAAAATGCTCACATATCTTACAATAGGCACTAATTAACCATTCATTTAATTTTTTCTTGCTCAAATCATCAGTTGCTTGGTCTAATAAATCAGCTATTATTGCACTAAACATTTGGCACCTCCTATAAGAAAATTCTCTTTACAGGCTTATATTCAACATATTGTTTCTTAATTTCCTCAGGTATATTGTAAAAAGCTCGTTGATATTCTGTGATTTTAATAATTTTATCACCAATCTTATAAGTCCCTGCATCCCATTCTTTCAACTCTTCTTTCAATTCTTTTTCTAATTGCTCATATTGTTTAAGTTTCGCTTTAATGGCGTAATAAATTTCAAGTTTTTTCATAAAATCAGGGCTTACTTCTACCGTTTTAACAGTGGCTTTCGCATCTTCAGGATAACATTGATTATAAAATGGGCAAGCTCGGCATAAATCATATTGTTCAATTGTCTTAGGTAAAGTCCCCTTCTGAAGATGTTCCTTAACATGAATAGCTCTTTCGATTATCTCTTCAATAATCACTTGATCTTTCTCTACATCAAAGAAATAATCCTCTCCAGTCCGCCTATCAATTACATAGAATACCCCATGTTCCTTCCTTAGCAAGAGTATATAAGCCTGCATTTGGTAGTAGTATTTTTTAGTTAATTGATTATCATAAAGACCGAAACTATCAAGGACTTGTTCATTAGCCGTGCTCTTAACCTCAATAAAGTCTCCATTCTCAAGAACTATGTCTACAATCCCTTTAATATCAAGTTCCTCATCTATCACGGGCAATTGGTAAGCCTTAACAGGAACAACTTTCAATAACCGCTTCAATGCAACCTCTTCAAATTCATTTCCCACATCAAAAAATTTCTTAGCTTGCTTAACTGGCAACGGTGTCTGCCTTAAAAGAACCAATCTACGCTCACATGGATGCCATAACTCTGTCGGTGGTGTGTGCTTCGGACAATATGTTTCTTGGTCTTGCAAATTAATAAGCTGTTTCAATTCCTGTGCTTTCATCCGTAGCCTCCTTTATAATTTTTGAACTATAAACTAATTGATATAACATTGGCTCAACATCCCTCTGAACATAAGGACCAAATGGAGTAAAATAAACATGAATTCCTTGATAATTCAACCGCTTAACTAAAGACCCTATAAGACGCCTCTGAACCCATTTCGGCAAAAAATACGCTCTTTCCTTTACCCAGTCCTTTATAAATAAATACTTTTGTTTCAAATACTTATACTTCCAAATATTATACTGCCAAAACAATTCATTGTTAGTCCAATTTTTTACTTCATCTTCTAAATACTCCCGCCACTTATCCCAATCCAAATAAACAATCCCCTTCATCCGTAGCATCTCAGCCCTCGGAACCTTTAAAGCAATGAAACATCCGCACCCATAATACTGATACCCAAGCAAATATCCTATTTCTAAAGCCTTATTTCTCACTTTCTCCCAGGACCTACAACCAATTCGAGAATACATTACTTCATTACCTCTTCAATTGTCTTAGTCGGTTGCTTATCAAATAATTCCTTTATTACCGTATTTATCACTGCACCTAAGCATACTTCTGTTGCTCTCTTCATTGCTCGTGTTTCAGCTTTAGTCAATAAATTATGTAAATTATCAATCCCCTTAAGCTCTGCCCGCTCACAAACTCCTACCCCCTCCCCTCTTCTCACCACACCGTTAGGAAAAATCACCTCAAGCTCCACCCGAACTAATGCATAGTCTTCCGTTATTTCCCGCTCAATCAATCTAAAATTATAACTAATTGGCAAACTACTCAATAGGTTGAGTATCCCATCACGCTTTATTTCTATTATATTGCCTACTTTTGTTTTAATCGTTGCAAAATCTGTTGGCTTGAGTACTTGTTTGGCTACTTGGACTATCTTATCGGCTGTCGTAATTTCTTTTTTTTCTTCAATAATTTGGACATCAGTCATTGTTTTCCTCCTTTTTTATTTGTTCTAAACATTTATCAAGTTCATTCAATAATTCATCTTTGGTCAATTTTTTCAATATCACATAATACTCAACTGCTTCACTTAACAACACACCTACCGCACTTTCTTCTCTTATCTTAACTTCAACCCTTGTATCATCATAAAACAAATAACTCTTAGCCAACTCAGACCCATACATCGCTTCTAAAAACAAACATGTCTTATATACTCGCTCCCACCCATACCGATCATCACAATCAATAATCGCATAGAACTTCAAAAACCTTTCTCGCCATTTTTTAACAATTTCTTCAAAATCATTATGTTCCACAACATCATATAAAAGCTTCAGTTCATTAAACATTTTTAGCCCTCCTCATTTATTATTTCCCATATTCCTTCCTTAATCAAATCAGCAACCGATCGCCCAGTTAATTCACTAATCTTAAGCATTTGTTTGTAAAGCTCTTTATCTACAGATGAACCAAGCCGTAAAACCTTAGCTTTCCGTTGCCATAACGCATTAGCCCCCGTTTCATTAGTTAAATAAATTGAATATTTCTCAAACATTCTATCCATTGCCTCATCAATCAAATCAGCTATCGACTTATTTGTCCGAGTAAGATGTTGAGTTATCCGTTGCTGAAGTGCCTCACTTAATCTAAAAATAAAGTTCCTTCTGTCTTTCAACATACGCCACCTCCTTAAAAGTTTGTTTTATTATACCATAATTTTTTAAAAAGTCAATACATTCGCTTCTTATCGTGTGTAGTCATTTCTTTTCCTACTCCAATCGTCTCATTTTAAGTCAGTGCTTTTCCTATGTATATATCAAATCTCCTCCTGTCTCATCCCATTCTGTTCAGATTACTTCTATTCTATACCCTTTCCAGTCCCTTCCAATCATCTCAAATCAAATTCTAATCAACTCAACTCCTCTCAATTCCAACTCGTCTCCTTCCCTATCCTAACATCTCCATTTCTTCTTATCCTTTTCTAATCACATCACCTCTCGTCCGCTTCTGGTCCTCTCCCTTCGCATCCTTTTCTACTCAGTGCCCCTCGAGACGTTTCCCTCTTCAAATCAACTTTTCCCACATCACCCCCTTTCTTCTCCTTCTTCCTTTTTCTTTATCGATAAAACCTTTTTCTTCACATCATATATTCGCTCAAACTCAACAACCTTAAACCGACCATATTTAGCCCCACGCCAACTACTCTTGCCCCAATTCTCCCCCTTCGTAAAAATATCCAAAATCTGTTTATCCGTTAGCTTACCACCATATACTTTAACAATGAACTCCTGTTCCAAAGGTAAATCTAACATCTCAGACCAAACAATCGTAACAATATATTGCCCATAAGTCCAACTTCTCAATGATCTCGATAACAAATTATCAGGCTCTTTAATCAATTGTCCATCTCTCAAATAAGGTATCAAAAAATCTTTTTTATAATCCCCAGTCTCTTCAACAGGACATATGTCAACATATCTGGAAATTTGGTTCTTCAATGATCCTTGTAAATAATGCAATGCAACTTCCTTCATGAAACCTTTGATTTGATAATGGTAATCCGCCAGATAACCATCTGGAGTTCGTGCAAAGACCTGCAATCGACTTTTCTGCTCCTCTTCGCTTATTCGTAGCTCTTCTTTAGCTTCAAGGTCTGCCTTAATTTTTTCAATTTCTTTCTCTAACAATTGCTTTTCTTCTTCATTCTTCGTTTTCTTTAATCGCTTTTCAAGTTTCTCTAATTCTTTCTCCGCTTTTTTAACAATATATTGCTGAGCTAAATCGCTTGCTGGATTCAGAGCCAAAACAGGAGTTAAATAACTAATCTTTACATAAAATTTATCAATTTGCATACACACCTCCTTAGTCTTTTATTTTATTTCTTCAATCTTTTTCTTAATTAATTGAATTATTTTTAACTGAGCGTTTATTTCACCAAGGCATCTACTTACAGCCTCAAGTTCTCCATAACAAGCATCTCCAAACAATTTTAAACTCTCATTTACCCGCTCTTTCACTTGCCTTTGCCATTCTTTTATTTTTTCTAAATCGTTTATTAAATCTTCTTCAAGTTCAACAACATATGTATAAATCTTTTCAAAATCACTCATCACCGTTACCTCCTTGTTCTATTTTCTGAAGCAATTCAAAAGGATTTTTCAAAAACGATATATTTTCACAAATCAATACTAACTCTTTTACTTCAGCTGAATTTGAAAGAACTAAACCATAACTTTTTGAACTATCCCAAGCATTATAAATTACAATTGACCCATCATCATCAAAATAAATTACAAAATTAGGTGTTTGAACAAATTTAATCTTACTCATAATTATCCTCCTAACAAATCATACTTAACACAAATTCATAATTCAATTGTTTCAACTCTTCTTCTGTTAATACCTTGCCCTCAGGAAGTCTCGTCTTTAATGCAAAATGTATACACATACCACCGGGTTTAAGTTTGACTGCAATTCGATTGTAAGGAATATTTATACCAATCAGTTCACTAAGAACTTTAGCAGTTGCTTCATGACCCACCGCCGATGTAAAATCAACCTCGGATAAAATCCCTCGAGCTTCCGTTAAATCAATCTTTTTTAAAAACACCATATAACGATCCCTCTCATTAAAATCAACAGGCACAATAAGAGAATTTAACACATAAAACATAGTCCACACCTCCTCGCTTAATTTTTTGTTATTACTTCAACCAACGCTGTATACTGTCCATATCTTCGTATCCAACTGTAACAATTGACAGATAAACCTTTCGACTTCGAAAACTTCCAATCTGGATCATATCCTACATCATTTTCTTCTTCCCATAGTCTAAACGAAACTTCAATAATCTGCTTCCCTTCAACAAACCAATCAAATTCTTCATCATCCCATTCTTTAACATTTACTCTGCAAGTAGCCTTAAGGGTCAAATTATCGGTCCATACTATCAAATCAGGTTTAAATCCAAAAATTTCTTCAAACTTTTCAATAAGCTTCTGTTTCCTTCCTTCTTCTTTTACTTCTTCTTTTGTTTTTTTAATCATCTGTTTCACCGCTTCTATTACTTTCATAGCTTGCCCTCCTTTTAATTTTTAACTTTTTCATTACTAAATCTCTTATTTTGTCTTCCCCACGCCAATCCCAAAGTCTTCTACCCTCTTCCGTAAACAACAACTCAAAAAGCTTCCCCTCTTCAATCGCTCGCTCTACAATCTTTTCAAGACACATTTCAGGGAACTTCCCATAACTAACAAACATAATTCGACCTCCCTTATTTCCTAATCAATCGCTTTAGTCTCCGCCAAATACCCCGCCAAATACCCCGACGCTCAAATTCTTTACGCTTCATAAACACCAACCGACCATCCTTCCACATAGTAATATATTTAAGCTCAGCCATAGTTAGTCCTCCTCTTTTTCATCGTAAGTTAAATCGATATAATGCACTTTAAAAAAGTTTTCCGAAGAAAAAACCCATAAACGGTCTAAATAGTTCCAAGCTATTTCAAAAAACAAATCCCTTTCATCTTTCTTTAAAGTATAATAGCTATAACTCCCATCAATAAAATAAAACCTTATTTCTTTTTCCTTCTCATTGTCTACCAACTCAATAAACTTAACATTCTGTAAATTAATAATCCTTTGACCAATCTTGATTAATACCATACCGCACCTCCTTTTTATTGATTTTCAATTATCCCAGCACATAACGCTATCAATGTATCTTCATACCACGCAAAATATGCATACTTTCCTAATGAGTCTTTCGTTATAATTAGCGTCGGATTACTACGGCACAATGCACATAGGAAATCTGCATAAATCTTAAGCACTAAAATTCCTCGTAGTTCCTCACTGTCAAAATAATATACAGTTTTTGTTTTGCCTTCGACTCTTACTCGCTTGGGCAAAGAAAACTGAATATCTTTAAATACTTCCAATCTAAAGTCTACGATTTCGTTATATAAGGCTCTGATTGTCCTATTTTTTAATTTGTTAATTACATAATCCCGATACGGTAAATTGGATCTATCAAACACTTCTTTCTTTACTGCCCAATTGTCATTAGTGATAAACCCATCATTAGTTTCATACAGTCGAGGATATTTGCCCCACGGATCTATTGCTTTTAAAAATAACTTGTCTATGCTTTTAATCATCTATGTCTCCTTTAGGTTTTTTATTATACCATAAATTTTAAATTTGTCAATAGCCATCAAATAATTGCTTTAAATAATTATCAACCACCCCAACCGCTCAAATGCTATAGTGCTATAGTGATTGAACAATCCAAATTTCAAACCTTCAAACAGACCATCCGACCGCTGACCCCACACCCAGGACCACAGATTAGAAAAGAAACCCAAACTCCTAAACAGGAGCCCGAGCTTTAGAATTTTCTCTTTTTCCATTCTCTAACATAAAGGTTTTGATACATTTCTCTATGTAACTTATCCGCTTTTTCTTTGTATTCTTTAAGGTTATTTTCACCAAAATTTTTTGATATATAGTCCATTACGCTTTGAAAATCTGGTAATAAAATAAACTGCCCGCCTTTTTCCTCTTCGTAAAGATCAATGTAAAAATCCCCTTCTTGAGCCGTAAAATGTCGCCCAATCTCAATAATTAAATCATCTTTTTTAGCAATCAATCTTAAACCTTTTTCAGTTGCAAAGTCTTTAAATTCCATCGCTTACCCTCCCTTAATTTTTTCTTTGCTTATATTATACCATAATTTTTCAATTTGTCAATACCCTTAACAAATGCCATAGTGATTAAACCAAAAAATTAACCAACCCCGCAATATAATGCCAGAGTGATTAGCTAAGCTCGGATAGAAATTTTTGAATAGACCACCGAATAGCATGCCGACTGGACCTTGAAACCCAGGAATAAACAATAATCTTTACCAAAGAATATAAGAATTAAACAATAGAAAAACCCGGGCAAACAAGCCCGGGCTCTAGGAACTATTGGCTTATTGACTTATCAATCGCTTCATATACAATCGGCAAAAGTTCTTTAATTTCATTGATGCTTCTTTTTTCAATCCAAGATTGAATTATTTCCACGGCTGCTATGGTCCTTCCCTTAGATAACCATTCACAAAAAGTCTTATGCAAATTATCATTACATTTATTTAAATATGCCTCGAAGTCCTGAAAGTCTTTTCTAATATCAAGCAAATTCTTTTTCATAATTACCCTCGCAGTTGCTCCTAAAATATCACCGCTTGCATCTTTCCATATAAACACATAAAAATAATCCTTGACTATCTCATCTGTATAATGTTTAAATTTAATCCTGTAAGCATAATCAAAGTAATAAATCTTTCTATTAACATTTTTCTTTTTAGTTTTTTCAAGTAATTTTTCTATGAAGTCTACATGAAGTTTATTCAACCAGAAGGTCTTTTTCATACCCGCACCCCCTAATTAATGTAAGGATTTGTTAGGTATTTAACTTTCTTTTTAAGAACCAAAAAAGCCCTTTCCTCTGATGTTAAATCATCAACCACACGATCAAATGAAATTTCAAAGAATTCTCTTAAAAAATCCAATTCCAAATTTGTGAACCGAACACGTGATAAATCAAGCTTCCAATAACTACCTTTTAATAAATCCATAACCCTTTCAATCATCGCTACCCTCCTTTTTTAGTTTTTTATCTCAAGCTTTAATAATTCAATTTCTCCCCTTTCCTGTGCATCTTTCAATTCTTCTAAAAATTCCATCAATAGCTCCTCAGACCCGTAAATCTTTACCTCAATTACCCCTTCCTTTAAATCAACCTCTACCGCTACCTTTGCCTTCTCTTTACTCATAGCTTACCCCCTTAGCTTTTTTCTTTTTAATATAACATACTTTTTGAAAATGTCAAGACCAAATGTCAAAATTAATAACCACATAATCAAATATTCTTTACCAAAGAACTAAACTTTGACAGCTGAACAAACAAACCCCGGACCTACTCGACCGATAGACCGCTGACCCGACCTAAACCGATAAACTTGACCAGATAAATAAACAATTGGATAAATAAAAAACCCAGACCCCGAACCGAGGCCTGGGCATGAATGATTACATACCTGGATAGGTGATGCACCGTGCAGGAATTATTTGCCCGTTCTCATCCTCAATAAAACATCTTGCATTAGGACAATTTTGGCAGCCTCCATAAGTATCGTAATCAGAACAATTATCAATAGGAAAGTCAGCAAGAGGGCAGTAATGCCAATCGGAATGTTCATAAACATAAAAAACATGCCCGTTTAAACCGTGATAAACCTTCATCATCGAATAGCAACCCTCAGGATTTATATCCCGAGGCACTAAAGGAAGCACCGCAACCAATTCAGCTTTGTTAATCCATTTGTTCATAACCACACCTCCTTTTGTTTTTTTACCTATCAATATAACCATAGTTTTTTAATTTGTCAAGTCCCCTAAAATCCTAACCATAACCAATTATCTAATTTACCCTTAACTTTTCTAACCAATTCTTTAAATTTTTCAAATATACCCATAACCCTATCCATGCCTCAACCCATACCTCTACCCATACCCCTACCCATACCCAAACCAAAGGCTACCTGCACATACCTACCTATACCTATACCTATACCTGGACCCATACCCATATGCTAATTTAGAATTATTCTAAAAAACAGGAATATATGAGAAATGATTTTTCGAAATTTTTTTTTCATTAATTTTTCATTTGTGAAATTTTTCACAAATATATTTTCATAACAATTTTCATTCTTTAAATTCCTTTTCTCATATATTCCTATAAATTATAATAGTTCTAAATCTAGAATTATTCTTTATTACTAATGATTATCGCTCAATTCTTACATAATTTGAGATACTTCCGGAGCACCCAATTCTTGACCAAATCGTATTGTTTATATATTTATATATTTAGCTTGTTTTATTGTTTATATGTTTATAAATATATTTATTTACCAAATAACTAAACAATTTTTTTAAACTTGTCAATTCTGATATTGTTGACTAAAGAATATTATTTATATATTTACCTAAGAATATGGGAATTGTGCACAAAATTGTAAAATCTTATATTGTTGACTAAAGAATATGATAATTGACTTAGGCAGGCAACCGCTGAATTATTTAATTTGTGATTAATCTACCTGATAATATGTTATTTTTAGTGACCACCTGAATTGTTGTATTGTTTACTTGATAATATGATAATTTATCTGACGACCGAATTCTTGATTTATTTACTAAAGAATATGATAATTTACTCGACCGCTGAATTCTTGACTTGTTTACCAAACAATATTTTTAACTAAAGATTATGTTAAACACCGATTGACCCTTCCTTAGAATGATTTTACCATCGGAACAATTGTAGCCCTGGAACAACTACCACCTGATAACCAAACCACCCTTATAATTATTCTAATCAGGAACTAACCAAGATAATCTTTTATTCTTCAGTAAATAAATCAACAAATAAACTATCACCTGGAAGAACTATTATAAAATTAAAACGATTATCAATTCGATTTGCTAACAAATGTTAGATTAGAAGAATTATTAGATAGAAATTAGAATGATTATAAAGTTGGATAAATTTTTGGGTCGGCGGACAAATGAAAAAGCCCCAGCGGGGGTGGGGAGCCTCCTCTATGTCGTTTATGCAGGGGGTAAGGTGGTGGGTTTATTGGTTTGTTTGATTTGGTTGTTGATTTGTTTATTGATAGATTTGTAGGTTTGTTTATGCAGGGGTTGTTTTTTTGAGTGTTTGTGGTATAATATGGTGAAGGAGGTGATTTATGGGTCGTAGGAGTAAGAAAGCAAGTGATTTTTCTGACAATGGAAATGTTAAGGAGATTGTTGATGGGTTTGTTGATACATTATTTGATGATATTCGAGCTGAGCTTAGGGACATATTGACTGAGATAGAGATTTATCAGCGGACATGGATAGTGCCTTGGTTTGTGCAGAGGTTATTGAATGATTTGTATATTAGGTTGGGTTTATTGATGGATAAGTTGGGGAGGAGTATGTGAGATGGGATATAAGCAAACATTAAGAAAAGTTAAAGCATTGCATAAAGAAGGGGTTCCTGATATTATAGCATTAGATGAATTCATGAAGATAATAGAAAAAAAGAAAGTTGTAGATTTACCTAAATTTTTAGAATTTCAAGATGAAGATTTACCATCGGCTGAGGTAGTTATTGATGTTGGGTATTTACCTGATGTTTTAGAAGATTACAATGAAGAGATAAGATTTTTACCATTTGAGGTTTGGTGGGGATGTGTTTATCCAGGCAATCATTTGTTTGTGTTAGAGTTTTGTAGCTTATGGGATGATAATACTACTTGCAAAATTTTTGAGATGTATTTGACACCGCAAGATATTAGAAAGTTAATTAAGATTTTACAAAAGGGTTTAGAATATTTGGAGAAAGATAAGTAAAATGAACAAACTATTATTGCATTGATACAGCGGGTAGTTCAGTTATTGTCGTCTGGATTTCTCGTTTAATTGTCTCAAGGTCGAGTTTGTGTAGGATGAAGAGTAATAGGTCTTTAGGTTTGATTTGGTAGGTGTCCTGAATGTATTGTAAGATTTCGAGTGCGATTTTAGTATCTTCGTTGATTGGTTTGAGTTTTGATTGTTCAAGGTTTTGGATGGCTTGAGTTCGTTCGATGAGGTTGACAAGTTTCTCTTTGAATGTGATAATCTGATTGAGGTTCTGTAGGGCTAAATTTAGTTCGGTGTCGTCGTAAGCTAATTCTTTGGCACGGATGGCGAAGATGTGTTCAAGGTCTTGGCAGGCCTTGAGTAAGGCAAGAAGAATTTTGGTATTAAGAAGTTCTGGATTTATTTTATCGAGGGTTAGTTGGTTTGATTGTTTATCGGGTTGTTTGGTCATGGGTTAGTCTCCTTGTTCATTTCTCATAAAAGTTTTATTCCGCTTTCTCAGGTATTTGTATGCCTGTAAGTTCGGATAGGAGTTTGGGCATGTCGATGTTCTCCATAGATGGGTGTTTAGATAGTTTAGAGATGAGGGCAAGGAGTTCGTTGATTTTCTGTTGCTGTTCCATTTGTGCGGGTTGCATTGCTTGTAGTAATTGAGCTAATTTATTGACTTCTACTATATCTGGTGGTAGGTCGAGTGTGTAGAGGATTTCGTGGATAAGTTTCTCAATGTTGAGGATGGGTAGAAGGTTAAGTTGACCAAAGAGTTCGAGGAGGGACATGATTTTCTCGAGGCGTTCGTTTTTCTGGACAACATTTGTGAAACCTCGGATTTTAAATTTGATTTGTGAGAGAACATCATCGGGAGTAATAGTAGCAAGTAGGTTCAATTCTTCAGGGGTAAGTAGTTGCTGTAGGTTAGGTGCTTCATATTTGATAATGTAGTAGAGAAGTTTGGTGAGGAGTTGGGAAATGAAGACAGTTTCTAAGCGTTCGATGAAGATGGCAAGGGTCATTTGGGTTTGTTGGGTCTTGAGGGAGACTTCTTTAGCAGTAACTCTTGATCGGGATGACGGAAGTCCCATGATAAATTCTGTGATTGCGGAGACATTTGTAGCTTCGTTCTGAATGAGGTTGCGAATGGGTAAGGCATTAGGGTCGAAGTTTGCAAGTTTGATTGGACGGACTGCTTGAATTTCACCACCGCCACGAGTATAAAAAATCTTCCAAGGTTTCAATTCATCAGATAAACTATCCTCTTCAATAACTGTTGTGTCAACTTCGAAACCGAGGGTCAAATTAACTAATGCACTGTCTAATATAGCACGAGTTAGAATGGTATCTTGAACATAATAAGGATAAACTAAATCTGCATAGGAAACTTGTGTGTTAACGCCATAAAGGAATTCGACGACGAAGGGGGTGATTTTATCAGGCATTATTTCGGCGTTGATGAGTTTGGTTTTGTTAAGAATGGTGTAAAGATGTGGGGCTATTATATCATTAGGCAGGAAAACAATACCATAGAATTTATCAATACGAACAACTTTATCATCATAGACTTTTTGTAAATATGTAAGGACTGAATATTCTGGGTCATCTTGCGGTGCTATATAAGGACTAATTTGGTCATATGTTAAGTTATACCTTCGTATGGCTTCAGGTATAGGTAAGTATTCAGTGATGCAGACATAATTAAGATCAGGAGTGATTTTGGAATGTAAAGGATTAATGACTTGCAAATCTAAGCGTTTAAGGTCTTCGTTATATGTGATGTAAATAAATCCGTAGCCAGAGAGGAGGCTGTAGAAGAGGACTTTGGATAGAGCATCTTTGACATTGAGGGTTTTGATGTAATGCTGAAGAATTTTGGTTAGAAGGATTTGTAGTTGTTCGTTATCGGTATCGATGGTGAAGAGATTTTCAAAAGCTTTTTCAAGGAAGGAGCGTAGGTAAAAGTAGGCAAAGAAGATTTTTTGGTAGAACATTGAAGAGAGGAATTTAGATTGCCATTCGTATGGGGGGTCTGGGATATTAGTTTCGCCGTTCAATTCTTGCATATATCGAATAAGTGATGTGAGCCTGCGAGAGTAAGCACTTTCAACGGATAACAATTGACCTAATACATAACTTTCAATATCAGGGTAGTTGTAAATTTGATTATTGACTGATAAAATCATACACGACCTCTTGTAAAAGTTTGTTAGTTTATTATAATACAGATTAATAGGTTTGCAAAGATGCTTTATACTAAATATCGAAAGATAAGAAAAGCTGAGATAACTGGAACTTGGGGAGATTTCGATACATGGGAAGATTTTGGAGAGACTTGGGGTGAATGGGAATATGAATGGCAAAGTTATACATTTGCTTGGCTAAAGGTTCCGTATGAAATTACAAATGCGTTTAAAAAAGTAGATTGGATAGGTTATGAAGGATTAAAGAAATATTTAGGAGAATTATTACCTGAAAGTTTCTATAGGCGATGGGGTTGGTTTAAGTGGGATGAGATTTTTAAAGAGAAAATTTTTGCTGTAGTATTAGATTTTCCGTTTAGTGAGCCAATTTTTGTTCAGCAAGTTAATTTAGCAACATATCTAAAAATGAAAGAGTTGATTGAAATATTATTTCCAGTAGCGACGCAGATTAATGTGGTTATATCAACAAGTGATAATTTTATAGGTTTGATTTTAAGTGGGATAGGTTGTCAAGTTAATAGTCAATTTGATTTTACTGGCCAAGTGCTTGATAGTTATAGGTGGGGTTATATTGATACTTGGGGAGATTTTCCAAATGATCAGTGGGGTCCTTCATGGTAAACAACATAAATGGTAATTGTGTGTCAGTGAATATAAGAAAGGATGAGCTTTTATTTGAAACTCCAATTATTATTGATACGATTAATGTAGCTGGTTATGTGTTTGAATTAACAGATTGTGCAACAAGTGATAAGTGTATTGGTGTTTATGATAAGGCAGGGCAACGGATTGTGTATATTGATATCAGTAGTAAACAGATATTTGAGTATACAGGATATAATGATGTGGTTGGGCTGATATCGTATAAAGATAGTTTATTAGTTATTCGGAATAGTGCAATAGACAAAATAAATGGAGCGACTAAAACAAGCAAAAGTTATGCAGGTCGTAATTTTATTGGTGTAGCGTTGTATAATCCGTTTTCTGTTTTGTTTCTTGAATACACAGATGTTCCGACGGTTCAATTTTATAGTTTACAAGAACTTCTTGAATTGAGCGATTTGATACCGACCACATTTATGAGTGTATATATACCTTCGAGCTTTTATGATTATTATAATTTACTTGTTAAGGATGGATTAATTTGGATAAGAGGTCAGAATGGATTAGTTGGATTAAGTTTGCAGATGGTTGGTAGTGCAGGAATTTTGTTTAATATTGAAGCATTTTATAATTCATTTAGAGAGATATTTAAAGACAAGCAATTAGACAAATGGCATTTTAGGAAGTGTTATAATCATAAGGTTTTTATGTTCAGTCATGAAGAGACTGGACGGTTTATGTTTTTAGTTGATGATGATGTATATTTTGGAGATTTAGCAATTTTTGTAGATAGGGAATGGTTTTTTGATGTATCTGAGAAAGTGTTTTATAGGTATCAATTTACTGATGAGCCAACAACTTATTATTATGACAAATGTTATGTTAATCTATTGTTTGATTTTGACTATTTACAAAGGTTCCAAGGGTTTTATTATGATGTGAAGAAATGTAGGGAGCATTATATTATGTTTAATGTTGTTGCAAATTATCGAGGAGATGAGCGGTCTTTGGCGTTTAATTTACCTCTTGACGAACACAATTTTCGATGTAATTTATATGGAGAGGAGTTCAGTTTGATATGGTATTTACCAATTGCAACCAAGATGAAAATTGCAAAAATAAACTTTAACGAGGTGGCGAAATGAGAATAACATATAAACCTGGTGCTGATTTAATCGCTCAAGCATTCAATGGAACACAAATTGGCTTATTTGATGTAAACCAAAATGAACTATCTGGTGGTGGATATAGTAGACAGAATTTCCCTGGGTTTACTTATTTAAATGAAGATGCAAATAATTTTTATTATGTGAATGCGAATACAATTATGTTTCCTGCGGCAACTGCGAATTGGTCGGATGTTTATTATATTGGATTGATTTCAAATAATCAAGTTGCTTTATTAGTTTCTTTACCAAGCCCAGCGACTGTGCGAACAGGACAACAATTAATATTTTTAGCAGGA